AGAAATCGTTTATTACGATTTTGCCTATTCCTTACTCAAGGACGATGGCGTTAAAACGAAGATAATCAAGAAGTATCTTCCGTTCATAAATCAGCAGGTGAATCGTTATCTTCAGATGATGGACTTTTATATTAATTTTGAATTAGATTCTGAATTTAATGAGAGTATTAAATCGCCTATTCACGAAGATTTCTCATACTCTTCATTTTCCGAAGGTGAAAAGGCAAGAATTGATTTGAGTTTATTGTTTGCCTGGAGAGAAGTAGCAAGAGTCAAAAATTCTGTAAATTGCAACATTCTTTTATTTGATGAAGTTTTCGATTCTTCTCTTGATGGATTTGGTGCTGATGAATTTTTAAAGATTATTAGATATGTTATTAAAGATATTAATGTTTTTGTAATCTCTCATAAAACAGATCTTCAGGACAAGTTTGAACGCACAATTAAATTTGAAAAGAAAAGTGGTTTCTCTTATAAAACTGAATTATAGTATTTTATAAATAATTATAGTTCAGTTCTCATTTAGTTCAGTGTATAGTTTATATTGTATTGAAAATAAAATTACGGGACAAAAATACATTGGTATAACTTCTCTTAAACCAGAAGAAAGGTGGAAAAAGCATCAGTATGCTTATAAAACTGAAAAGAAGAAAAATGATTGTCCTAAATTTTACAACTCTATTAGAAAATATGGAATTGAAAATTTTGAATTATCTATTTTAGAGCAAAGTGAAGATGCTTCTTATATCGAAAATTTGGAAATAAAGTATATTTCTGAAAATTCTAATTTATTAAATGTTTCTCTTGGTGGTGGAGGAATGACTATAAATTCTGGTTGGAAACACTCCCCAGAAACAATAGAAAAATTAAAAGAAAAGACGCCACCTATGTTGGGAAAAAAACATTCCCAAGAAACTATTGAAAAAATGAAAGGTGATCCTAGAAGAAAAAATTCTGGAGAAAAAAATGGAATGTATGGTAAAACTCAAAGTGATGAGTTTAAAAAAAATATGAGTTTAAAAATGAGTGAGAATAATCCTATGAAAGGTAAAACCCACTCACCAGAAGCAAAAGAAAAAATGAGGCAGGCAGCACTAAACAGATATAAGAATAGGACACTTTCTCAACTGGACTCCTTGACTTCCGTAAATACAGATAGTAATCTGTCCTCACAAGCACAAGGCGAATGAAACTCCCCAACTGGCAACATCACTCTAAAAAGGAGCAGAAGCGGAAACTGAAACCGCAAGCACTCCGACAAGCAAAGGCACGTCGCCAAGCACTCAAGAAGCGTCTCCATCACGGGGACGCTTCTTCATTTATAAATATCTAAAAAGTAGTTGTAAGATGGCAAAAGACGAAACAGAAGAGGGTATTACGGGACTACCTATTCCTAAGAAAAAAATGAGTCCTGCTAAAAGGCATAAGTTTGAAAAGGAAAGAAGATCGGCAAGAAAAGAAAGAGGAGATGATGGAGTGGCAAATAATTTTTCACAACATAGAATGACTGGTAGTAGAGGTCATGGTTCTGATTATGAGGTTAATCCCAGAATTTCTTATAGACATAATGAAGAATATTTAATTGATTATCTTCTTGGAGAGGGTTTTGCATCTGATGAGAAATCTGCAGAGGCAATCATGGGTGCTATGAGTGAAGCATGGATTGAGAGTATTATTGAGGCGGAAGGTGATGTCAATCCATCTGTTGGTGGAAAACCTATGATGGTTGGTGGAAAACCATTATCTTTAGATAAAAAACAATTTAAATGGACTCAAAAAATGGGAGAATTGAGGAGAACTGATCCAAAAAAATATGGTGAAGTTAAATCTCTCATGGGACCACATGGATGGAAACAACCACCTGCAGGTATGAAAGTTCCAGATTGGTTGTGAAACCACTTTCCAAACTGGCACACTAGAGGGTCTCACCACCCTCTTTTTTTGTATAATACGGTCATTCAAACCAAATCACTATGACTGTCCGCCACGAAATCAAGTCCCAACTCGCCAAACTGCTTGCCACTGAAGACCTTGTGGTTGAACACAAGAAGGTGGAGACCGCTTGCTTCAACGTTCATACCCGTGTTTTGACTTTGCCGATGTGGGAGAAGGCAAGCAACATCGTGTATGACCTTCTGGTGGGTCATGAGGTGGGTCACGCTCTCTATACGCCTGATGAAGATTGGTTGAAGGAACACAAGATTCCGCCGCAGTTTGTGAATGTGGTTGAGGATGCCCGTATTGAGAAACTGATGAAGCGTCGTTATGCTGGTCTTGCCAAGACTTTCTATAACGGTTACAAGGAGTTATCTGATGAAGACTTCTTCCAACTGGGTGATGATGATATTACTACTTACAACCTTGCTGATAAGGTTAATCTGTATTACAAGATTGGAAACTTTGTAGAAATTCCTTTTGATGATTTTGATGAGATGCCCATCGTTCGTATGATCGGTGAGTGTGAGACTTTCTCTGATGTTCTGATTGCTGCAGAAGTTCTCTATAAGTTCTGTAAGAAAAAGCAGCAAGAAGAAACCAAGACTCCTATGGATGGACTGGAGTCACAATCTTCTGGTTCAAATCAACCTGTCTCTGACTTTTCCGAGCAACCTGAGGGTGAGAATGAGAGTGAGCAGGAACAACCTGGTGAAACGGATTCTTATGGTGGAACTGCAGAGCAAAATCAGCAATCTAATCCTACTGATCATGGTGGTGAGAAGAATGAAGAACCTGAAGTAAAGACGATGGACTCGTTGGAGGAGGCACTCAAAGAACTTGTCAACAACAGTGGTCCTGAAAACGTTTATTTGGAATTGCCTAAACTTGATCTGAAAAAAGTGATTGTTCCGAATGTCGATATTCATTCCAACTGTAAAAACTCTTGGTCTTCTTATCTTGAAGAGCGTAAATATGAGTGTGCGAACGTCTTTGGTGAAGTTGATAAGCAGTTTAATGAGTTTAAAAAATCGGCACAGAAGGAAGTTAATTATCTTGTGAAAGAATTTGAATGTCGTAAGGCGGCAGATTCCTATGCCCGTGCCACTACTGCTCGCACTGGTGTTCTTGATTGTACCAAACTTCATACTTACAAATACAATGAAGATCTGTTCAAGAAAGTGACCACTCTTGCCAATGGTAAGAATCACGGTCTGGTATTTGTTTTGGACTGGTCTGGTTCAATGTGTGATGTGATGATGGATACAGTCAAACAACTCTTCAACCTTGTTTGGTTCTGTAAGAAAGTTGCTATTCCGTTTGAGGTTTATGCCTTTACCACCGAATATCCTCTGGTTAAGTATGATGAAGAAGGTAAAGCAAACATTCGTGAACTTGCCTATCAGAAAAAAGATGGTCTGATTCAGGTTGGTGAATGGTTTTCGATGATGAATCTCTTGACTAGTCACGTGAATGGTAAGACTTTGGAAGAACAAATGAAGAATATTTTTCGTCTTGCTTATTCTTTTGGTCGCAACTGTTATTCATCGTACCCTATTCCTCTTGGTCTTTCTCTTTCTGGAACTCCTCTAAATGAAGCACTGATTTCTCTTCATCAGATTCTTCCCAAATTTCAGAAGGAAAATAAACTTCAGAAAGTTCAATGTGTGATTCTGACTGATGGTGAAGCGTGTGGTATTAAGTATCATCGTGAAGTAAAGCGTAACTGGGAAGATGGACCTTTTCTGGGAACTGCTGCTATTGGATTTGGGTCATTTTTGCGTGATCGTAAGACTGGAAGCACTTATTCTCTGGATTGTGAATGGCATCAAATGACCGATGTTTTTCTTCGTAATCTGCGGGACAAGTTTGCTGATATTAATTTCATTGGTATTCGTGTTCTAGAAGGTCGTGATGCTGGTAACTTTATTCGTCGGTATTGTGGTTATTATGGTTCAGAATATGATAAGGTGATGAGTTCTTGGAAAAAAGAAAAAGCATTTACCATCAAGAAATCTGGTTATCATTCTTACTTTGGTCTTTCTGCTGCCGCTCTCTCTCAAGATACTGATTTTGAAGTTGCTGAAGATGCTACTAAAACCCAAATCAAATCTGCTTTTGTTAAAAGTCTCAAGTCCAAAAAAATGAACAAAAAAATTCTTGGAGAGTTTGTAGAATTGGTCGCTTAATAAATAATCTTAGAAAAATATTTAAAAAAATAAATGAACTCTCAAGAAATTAGAGATATCTCTCTCATGTATGAAGCAGTTTATAATGAAGAACTTCGAGTAAAAGCAGAGGATTATAATAATACTGTCTTCGATGAGGACATTGTAGAAGTTGCAACCGAGTATTTCTATAC